AGGTATCTTTAAACTGCTTGGTCTAGGTGCAGGTAGCTGGGAATCCTTACAGGGATTCGTACTACTTCCCGAAGTTCGCCAGGCTATGCTCGCCATCGTAGGTTTCTACTTTGGTTCATCTCAAGTAAAATAATAATATGTACGGACGCAAAACAAATGTAAAAGCTGGCAAGGGTTCCTGTGGAGAGCGTGGGGGCTGTGGCTGCGGAAAGAAGAAATAATGCCTGACAAGTCAAAGATGAAGTGCAACGTACCACGCCGTGAAGTACAGGGTGGTAAGAAGTTCGTCGTGAAGGCTTGCCAGGGCGGTAAGGAAAAGATCGTACGTTTCGGGGATGCTAATATGACAATCAAGAAGGACCAGCCCAAGCGCAAGAAAAGCTACTGCGCTCGTAGCGGAGGGATCAAGGGCAAGTCAAACAAACTATCTGCTAACTACTGGAGCCGCAAGGCTTGGAAGTGCTAACCAATAATCAAGGAAAACATTGTCACGCTACACTACATACGGACCTAATGATGACCCTATCCAAGAGGACTTGGACGTAGGGTTTATTGGTTTTAATAACTACGCTAGACCCGACCAGCTTCCAGCTGGTATGCTTGCTAACAGCTCTAATGGTAGACTTGGTAAGAATGGTGAGTGGCAGGTCCGCCCAGGGATTGACTTCATCAAGGCCCCATTTGCTTCTGGTGACAATGTACTACGTCTTCCTACTACAGCAGAGAGCACTGCTATTCCTCCTGTAGTTGGACTGCTACCCACTACTATTCGGTCAGCCTCATTAGTTAGCAATGAAGTCTTGATTGTCATTGATGACCCAGCCGTAGAGCCTGGGCACGTATTTATCGTAGGCGACGAGATCTATGTAGAGAACCTAGTAAGCACTACAACGGACCCCAACGGTCTGCATACACTTACATCTGTTACGGACAATGGAGATACACAGACCCTTACGTACGACTTAGTGGGTGCTGACGAGGTTTATAGTACTCCCCTTAACTTACCCTTTGCTTTGGACGACGGAGGCTCTGAGCCGCAGTTAACGGTGCTTACTGAGTCCTCTGTGATTGGATACAATATGATCCTTGACCAAGGTAACGTTTCGGCTGTTTACACAAGTACAACTTTCAGTGATCCCAATCAAGATAACAGCCAGTTCATTATACTGGCATCAAATATAAGTGCAGTAGCCACTGATCTTCAAAATACGTCTACTAGCGTTACTATGGCTTATCCCCTGGGCGAGAACGTGCCGCCCGTCAGCAGTATGCTACAGGCCTTTAACAGGCTGTTCATTTTTCGTGACGGACAGACCGCACTGGAGAATGACAAGTTCTTCAGCCCCATTGCTATTGCGTCAGCAAGTACTCCTGCTGCTTCTAATGTAGTTACAGTTAATACATCAGCTAACCACGGGTTAGTTATTGGAGACGCAATTACAATTGCGGGTCTTACTGGATTTCCTACAGGGGAAGATCCAAATGGAGGCTGGGTTATTAACACTGTACCTAGCAGTACTTCCTTTACCTATGACCTGTTAGTGTCCTATCAGGCTGCCGCTACCTATGTGGTAGACAATAGCTCTACTATATCGCCAGGGTTCAAGCTGGTAGCCAGCGGAGAGTACAGTCAGCCTAAACAACTTTCTCCCACTGGATTAGACATTACCGACGGAAAGGCAACTGCTACCTTTGCTAATGCAGATGCAATGAATGGAACACGAGTTGGAGATACCATTGAAATTGAAGCGATTGGAAATTCTCCACTGGTAGTAGGCGAAGATTATGTAATTGCTGAAAGGACGGAGGTCCCAGCTGCACTGTCTTTTTATGTTCAGCACGAGGATATTTCTAATGCTCAGGGTGTTATTTTTCAGCAGCATATTTCAGTGGGCCTTGGATTTTCGCATATGCCTGCACCTGAATACGCAGCATATCACCAGCGTAGGCTGGTAATGCCATTCAAGTACAGCGTAGACGATGCAGTAAATACCTTTACTTTCCGTGGAATCCTCGACGAGATCATTGTCTCTGACATCTTAGACTCCGATACGTACTACCAGATCTATGGGCAGTACCGATTTAATGCAGGTACAGCGGACTTCAATGTAGGGCTGCACTCATTCTCGGATGACAAGCTTCTGGTGTTTAACCGTAGTAGTATTCACCTAGTAAGCGGAGCTGGAGCAGCTGCAAATGTACAGCTCATCACGAATGAAGTAGGTTGCGTTGCACGCAACAGCATTATCCAGGTAGGAAACAATGTACTGTTCCTTTCTGACAATGGTGTATACGGTGCTAACTTCCAGGACCTGTATAACCTTCGTGGTAATGAAGTACCACTGAGTTCACCGATTGATCCCTTAATTAAACGTATTAACCGTGCAGTATGGGACAAGAGCGTAGGCGTATACTTTGATAATAGGTATTACCTAGCGGTTCCACTTGACGGTAGCCAAGTTAATAATGCTATCTTAATCTTTAACTTTATCAACAAGCAGTGGGAGAGTATCGACACTACCGAGGACGCTAACTGGAACATTGCTAACCTTATCGTTGCAGGTAAAAAGGCTGACCGTGCTGTATACGCAGTAAATACACTAGGCGGCTTGCACAAGATAGATGCCCGTGTAGACTCAGTGGACCTCCTTGCTACTGAGATACCAGTTCAAGGTGAGGAGGAGACGGTAGCGCACAGCATTCCAGCTTCTGTTACTACTCGGCAGTTTACACTAGGGAGCATTGACCGTAAACGTTGGAACAACTTCGAGTTGCACGTGCAGTCATCCCCTGACAATGCCTCCGACCTAAGCATTACCGCAGAGCTAGAAAACATTGACGCAGTAGTGGATTTAGGTACACTTAGTCAGCTTAATTCAAACTCTACCCTAGCACCTGACGAGGATGTATCCGTCCGTGGTAGAATAGGTAACAAGCGAGCATATGGAATGCAGGTAACTTTAAACAATACAACTGGCCGACCTAGATTCAGAGCAATCAAGGTAGCTGGAGCAGAATCATTTAGATCAACAAACAAAGCAATATAAGATATGGCTACAATTACAATTACCCCTGGGAACTCATTTACCGCTACCGAAACGGTAACCTCTACTAAGCTCAATGACCTTGGCTCGCCTACGGCGGCCTTGACTGCCGCCTCTATTGATACGGCTGACATTGCGGACGACGCTATTACTACAGCTAAGATCCTAGATGCCAACGTAACCTTTGCTAAACTGACAGATGTCATCGACGACGACACAATGGCTACAGCTACTGATACTAACCTATCTACCTCTGAGAGTATTAAGGCATATATCGACGCTCAGACATATATTCCAAATCTTGTTCAGGCTATTAAGACGGATAAGTTTCAGAAACAAAGTCCAATGGACGTTTGGGTTGATATTCCTGATCTTTCACTTAGCATTACACCAAATCTTTCTAGTTCTAAAATTTTGATTAGTGCAGATGTTTCTTCTACGTCAACGAATGCGAACTACCCTGTTCGCTTTAGGTTTGTTCGTGATGACATTCCAATTGGCCTTGGTGATGCAGCTGGAACTGCTGTTTCGTGTTCATTTATGGGCAGTACAGCCTCCTCTTACTCTGCACCTTCGGGCGGGGGGTCATACCTTGACCCAACAACTAATGTTGCTGGAACGCCAGTTGCATATAAACTGCAATGCAGTAACCGATCAAATGTTGGTGTTTACATTAATGGGGGCACAATACTTACTGTAAATAATCTTCATTCACGATCAATCTCCACCTTAACAGCAACCGAAATCCCTCAGTAATATGTCAGTAATAAAAAAAGGAACAACGTTCTCCAACGGAGAACAACTTACGGCGGACAAGCTTAACGACTTAGTTGATCTAGCTACCTTTGATCAGTCAGCGACTGACAGTGCCTCGACTACAGTGAATACCTCTGGTCAGATTGTAGTGGCTGACAGTGGTGTCAGCACAGCTAAGATTGCTGCGGATGCTGTGACTACAGCTAAGATCCTAGATGCCAACGTAACCTTTGCTAAACTGACAGATGTCTTAGACGAAGATGATATGGTATCCGACTCGGCTACTGCACTGGCTACTCAGCAAAGTATCAAGGCCTATGTGGATGAATACGCTATGAAGTACAGCGGGGCCACAGGCACTGGCCTACAGGTAAGCGGTGCTTCTACATATAGAGATTTAGATTTATCTTCGGTCGTTGGTGCAAATCGTGCATTAGTTATAATGGAACTTGAAGGCTCAGATACTGGCGGAGATATATTTTTCAGGACTAAAGGATCAACGGTAAAACCAGCTGGATTATCCACTTATCCTGGCTGGGGAGCAAGTGGAGGATATGTCAAAGGGCTTAACGATGGATTTACTTGTGTAGTAACTACAAATGAAAATGGTGTCCTTGAGTACACTGGAGGAACTGCAACTGGAATTTCCTATGTAGTTCAAGCCTATCAAAAATTACGTTAATGAACCCTCTCCTGCAATCAGTTCAAATAGCGTTGCAAAACGCTGAACAGAAAGAAGCCATTACCTTTATCAACAAGGTAGTGGACTTCTGTATTGCAATGGAGAACGGCAAGGTACTAGACGGATGGCCTAGGGATTTAATACAACTCCTTGTAGCCTACCATATGGCCAAGGATACCTTCATTGTAGAGCAAGACGAAGAAGGTAAAATACTAGGGGTCTTTATGTGGTATAATTGCGACGAGGACGACGACTGGTTCTTTGTTAAGAACTGGGAGGCGGACAAACCAGATGGCAACGCCATCTTTATGGCCTTCTTATTCTCAGAGGACAATCAAACTTTCAAACAAATGACACATAACTTCATCATCAAATGCCCTGAGGTTATGCAAAAGAAACTACTGGGCATACGATACAGGCAAGGTGCTCCCACTAGAGTGGTATACAGCACTGCATTATTCAATAAAATCTTAGGAATATAATATTATGGGAGGCGGAAAAGGAGGATCAAAAGCACCACCACCAATTGACCCTGGAAAGTCAATGGGTGAATACTTATTTGGTAAGGGATTTAGTAGCCAATACCAAGGCATTACGGACCCTCGATTGCAGGAGCGATTAATCGGTGCAGAGCGGACGTACCGCCCGCAGTACACTGCCCTAGAGTTAGCCGACATTGGCGTAATGGCCCGTGGCATTGAAGGTGGTGCACCGAACCCAGAGTACGCACGTTTACAGGCAGAGCTTGCTGGCTTACAGGCTGGTCAAGAAGTTAAAGGGGCACGTACCAAGGCGGACATTGAAGCTGAAGCTTTAAAGCTTTACCCTAACAAAAGTAGTCGATCTTTTGGTAGGATGCGAGGTAGTTCTTCAAAAGCTCTTCAATACAATGGAGAACAAGCAGCAAAGCGTGCCGCTTTTATAAAAGCCATTGGAGATCCAGGTCAAGATCGTGCTGCACGTATAGCACAGATCGAGACACAGATGCAGGGTATGTCTCCGACCCTTGATGCTACCCCAGGTTTGTTTGACCTCCTTGAGGAGCAGTCAACCCGTGCAGGAGCACTGCAACGCAAAGAATTAGAACTACAGCGTGCCTCAGATGTAGGAGCACTGCAGGAGTTCGCACCGCAGGTCGTAGAGGCTTACCGTGCAGCTGACCCCTACAGCACAGGACTAGCAGAGTTATCTTCTTCTCGAGCATTAGATATGGCACAGGCTGGACCCAGTGCAGCAGAGCAACAACTAGCAGCTATGGGTATGTCCTTGTCGGACTTATCTCCTACTGAACAAGAAGCTATACTGTCTCAGCGTGGGATGGAGTTTGCTGCATCTACTGGAGAGCTTACTGCACTTGAGCAGCGAAGAGCGCAGCAGTCAGCAAGGCAAGCTTCTCAGTCTCGTGGCCGAGAAATGGATCAAAGTGCCTTGTACGGAGAGATGCAATCTCGTATGGCCGAAGAGATGCAAAAGCAAGAGCGTGAAATAGCTATGGGTGCGGAGCTACTAGGGCAACAAGCTGGGCTAAGATCTGCTCGACTTGGTCAAGGTGCAGGTATGCTTACTGGTAGTGAAAATCTTAAATTACAACGCTTCAATCAAGAGCAGGCAGCCCTTGGTAGTGCATTCGCTCAGAACCGTCAGCTTGCAGGTGACGTAGGTATGACTATCTT